TAATAACACCACTAAGATTTACATTACCAGTTCCAGTAATATCATTACCATTTACATCTAATTCTCCACCAAGTTGTGGTGTTGTGTCTCCAACTATATCAGTAGTAAGACCAGTTAAATTAGAACCATCACCTACAAATGAAGTAGCAGTAATAATACCAGTAAGATTTACATTACCAGTTCCAGTAATATCGTTACCATTTACATCTAGGTCTCCACCCAATTGAGGAGTTGTATCGGTTACAATGTCCGCAAGAGCACCTACTTGAGATGCAGTAAGTCCAGTTATTCCTGTTCCATCACCTACAAATGAAGTAGCAGTAATAATACCAGTAGAATTAATATGTCTTACCGATGTAATATCATCAAAGTCTGCTTCAATATTTCCTACAGCAAACTTAGTACCTGCAGACATTGATGTTGTACCAACACCAAATGCATAGTTAGATATCCAAGCATCAGTGTTCAGACCAGTAAATGAACCAGTCTTAAACCACATAATTTTTTTATATGTGGCAGGTAAAGTTTCTCCAGCACCAGGATTTACAAGAGTGACAAGTGGTGATCCTTCTGTTGATGCAAGAGCAACACCACCATGATTTGCAGTAGTATCATTTGAGATGTCATTTCCATTCGCATCTGTTCTTATACCAAGAATAATATCAGGGTCACTAATTTTTAACGTTTCGGCAAAAATTGTAGCAGAAGTACCACCAATGGTAACTGTTCCATCTACATTTAAATTGCGAGTGACTTGTAAATCTCTGGTAACAGTAAGGTCTTGCCCAATAGTTACATTACCACCAATAGTTGGATTAGCAACAAAACCAATCGTTGGTGTAGAACCTTCGCCAGTTCCACTTGTTACTTCAATCTCATTTGCTGTTCCACTAACGGATTCGACATAATCACCAGATGTATAAGTTCCTAAGGTAATTGAATCGGCAGTAATAGTTGCAGCAAGTGCTACGGCACCAGTACCATCAAAAGATGCTGCTGGTGCTGTTACAAAATCTCCAGTGACTGAGAAATCTCTAGCAATTGCTAGTGACGTTGCTGTCCCTGCATTACCTGTTATATCACTAGTAATTGTTGCAGGCAGTCTATCATCACTAATAGTTCCTGTAGTAATATTAGCAGCATCGGATAAGTTATTAGCAGTAGTTGCTGTTCCAGTTAAGTTTCCAGTAACCGTAGTGAAAGTAGGAGTATCGGTTAATGTAATAGTAGCACCAGCACCTGATGCTGTTGCCGTCAAGTTGCTACTTACAAAGTTTATATTTCCTACACTTCCTACAGTAGAACCTTCTTCTTGTATAGTAACACCAGCTAAGGCACCTACTTGAGATGCAGTAAGTCCAGTTATTCCTTGTCCATCACCTACAAATGAAGTAGCAGTAATAATACCAGTAAGATTAATATTTCCAGTACCAATAATATCATTACCATTTACATCTAAGTCTCCACCAAGTTGTGGATTGGGGTCATCTACAAGACTAGCAAGAGCACCTACTTGAGATGCAGTAAGATCACTTAACTTAGAACCATCACCATAATATGTTACGACACCAGAGGTGGCAGTAACAATTCCTGAAGAAATTTGAACCGTTCCTAATGTAGAAATACCAGAAATAGATAATGATGTTCCAACTATACTATCGGATACAATAGAAGATCCAGTAAACTCTCCATAGACCTCACTGTATACTCTATTAGCAGTGATAACACCCGTTATTCTTGCATCACCATCAACAATAAGATCCTGACCGATATTTACATTACCACCAATGGTTGGATTTGTAACAAAACCAATCGTTGGTGTTGAACCTTCACCAGTTCCACCTGTTACTTGAATTTGATTTGCTGTTCCACTAACGGATTCGACATAATCACCAGTAGTATCATTACCCAATTCTACACTATTAGGTTGAATCGTTGCAGCAAGTGATACGTTGCCAGTTCCATCAAAACTAATCGCAGATGCAACAACATCACCAGTGATCTCAAAGTTTCTTGCAGTTTCTAATGCGGTTGAAGTATCAGCATTACCGGTTACATCACCAACAAATGAAGTAGCAGTAATAATACCACTAAGATTTACATTACCAGTTCCAGTAATATCATTACCATTTACATCTAATTCTCCACCAAGTTGTGGTGTTGTATCTTCAACAATATCTGCAAGAGCACCTACTTGAGATGCAGTAAGTCCAGTTATTCCTGTTCCATCACCTACAAATGCAGTAGCAGTAATAATACCAGTAAGGTTAATGTTTCCTGCCCCAGTAATATCGTTACCATTTACATCTAATTCTCCACCAAGTTGTGGTGTTGTATCTTCAACAATATTCGCAAGAGCACCTACTTGACCTGCAGTAAGTCCAGTTATTCCTTCTCCATCACCTACAAATGAAGTAGCAGTAATAATACCACTAAGATTTACATTACCAGTTCCAGTAATATCATTACCATTTACATCTAATTCTCCACCAAGTTGTGGTGTTGTATCATTTGAAATCTCTATAGGAATATTAGTTAAATTAGAACCATCACCACTAAATGAAGTAGCAGTAATAATACCAGAAACATTAACGTCGTCAAGTTCAGTGTGTCCATCAACATCAATAGAAGCATTAATATCTAAATCTGAAGTAAAGGTTGATACTCCAGAAACACTAATTTTGTCTGAAATAATTTCTGATGTAGAAACTATTCCACTAACCGATATATTTCCTACTACATCAAGTACTTGATCATTCTCGGTATATGAAGATATGCCAATTTTAAGATTTTTTTGGCGGTTGCTAAGATATTGTCTAGACATTGTACTTTATTAGTTGAGAGTTTCTAAGATACTTGCTACAAACTTAAGATTGCTTGCATTGCTGCCAGAGATTACTAATTTGTCTCCACTTTCCAAAACCAATTTACCACCAAGTAAATTTGCAGAGTCATTAGCAGAAATTGGAAAACTTTTTAACAATTCCGTATCAGTAGCACTTCTTCTATGAATAAATGTAATGTCCTCAGAAGTAGATCCAATGTTTGCAATTTGTGCTAAGAGAACAACTCCAGTATATCCAACTGGTGCAGTGTAAATTTCTGTATCAGATAAACTAACCACTGCAGTAACTGTTTGAAATGCGTTAAGTGCTAATGCCATTTTATTAATCTCCTAATGCGAGTATGAATGGTGTTATTGTAGAGAACAAACTCTTAGAATAAAATGTTCCGCTAATTGTTCCTGTTTGTTGATTAATCTGGACACCATCACCAATTCTAAAATTACCAGATTGGTCTGTTGTGGTATAAACAACTAGACCACCATTACGACTATCAGTTTCATTTTCTTGAATTGTAACTCCACCATTTTGTGGAAGTGCAGTTGCAATTGTTACTCCACTACCAATATATTCAACAGAATGTCCTGATGCTAATACTCTACTTTGCTTAAAAAATGGAACAGTAGAACCCAACCCAACAATGTATGGAATATTATCTGTAATGGTTATAGTACAAATTCCAGATGATATTGGAGTAGAGCTTTGTATTACATGATATGTTGGAACAAGATTTGCTGTTCCTGTTGCAGTGTTAATTCCAATATTAGGAGATGAAAATGTTGCTGTTGGTGCAGTTGTATAACCTCTACCATTAGAAATCATTTCAACATTAACGACCTTTCCATTAATAACTTCACCAACAGCACTAGCAGGAATTCCCCAAGATTCACTTGGATTATCAAAAGAAATAGTTGCGTTTTCAGTATATCCAGTTCCACCAGAACCAACAGTCACGCTTCCAATTGTATAATATAATTCATCAAAATAAACTACCTGACCATCGAAAGGTCTTACTACATTAATCTTTGCCGTTCCTTCGCTATTATAAGTATGTACAAAAGTAGAAACACCCACAAATACTTCAAATGATGTTGGGGATATAATTTTAGAAACTTCAAAAATATTGCCATTTTTTCCACTTGGGAAAGTTGATAATGTGCTTATTCCAACTACACCACCTTCAATATAAGTGTGTTCAATAGTAGAAATGCCAACGTTTACACTAAAAGAGTCCGAAGTCGGGACTGTTAGAACATCAAATACATAATTTGAATCCCCATTGCCATCTCCCGGACTTGGCGGAAAATATGCTGTTGAAAGACCACCGCCAGAATCGCATTCAAACACTAAATTTCTAAATGTTGCTGCAAGACCAACAGTAAAATCGTGATCTAATTCTGTAGTTACTGTCAGAATTCCAGTGGTATTGTCATAAGTTGCCGCAATAACATTATATTCTGTTGTTCCTACAAAAGAATCGCAATTAAACTTAAGTCCGGAAAGGTTAATGCCCATCCCAACATCAAAGTTATGATTAGAATCAACAGTAACTGTTGTTAATCCTGTTGTATTATCATGTAATGCATCAATGACGTTTAATGTGGGAACATTTAAATCTAATACAAATGTATCTGCATCTATCGTTGAAGTTTGTGTTATAATTCCAGTATACTTTAATGGACCAACACCATCAGCAACTAATCCATAATTACCGAATGATGAGTTTGAGTTTGTTAAATCACATGCTGCACCAGACCCACAATAAATTGCAGTATCATTACAAATAGTGAACATGGAAACTAATTGAGCATACCCCTCATTCGTAATTGATGCTCCTATTCCATTTTGGTTATATTGTGTATAACTATCAAGCACCATAGATTTTAATGGTCCGATAGCATCAGAACCATCAATCTTTAATCCAATACTATTTGTGATAAAGTTGGTACAATTCTGAATATATGGTGACTGGTCAAAATAACCAACCTTTTCTGGATTAAACGCTACAATTGCTTTGCCAGCATCCATTGTGCCAGTAAATGACATTTCAGCAATATAATTGCCATTAGACACATAAAACAAATCTTGGTCTGCATTCTGTGGCGATACTGATACTTCTCTTAAACTATCACCAACAATAGAGACTTGTTTCGGTATCGATAATGGATTATTTTCTATATAAGATCCAGCACTAACTTTAATAACTGATCCTGTTGTTGCCTCTGTGAGTGCCGCTCCAATTGTTCTTTTTGCGTCTCCAAGTTTTTTTCCTGTGTTGGAGTCGCTTCCATCTTGTGTGACATATATTACATTAGTAACTGTTGCTCCGGCTCCAAGTCTTACGACATCTGTGCCAATACCTGTTCTTTCTCTACGGGAAAACAGTTCACCATCATAGGTGTTTAGTCCAAGTTCCCCCAAGGGCAATTGTTCTACCGTTGGTATCTTTCCGGGAACAGACGAACGTTTTATTCGGATATTAGGATTTGACATTCAATCCTCGCATAGGTGGTATATACCATAAAACCCTTATATAAGGGTCTGTAATATTTATAGTATATTAAATCTTATTTCAATTGCCATTATTCAAAGTCTTCTGCAGATTTTGTATCTTTTTTATTTTTGTTTAACTTTTCTACTTCAGAAGACAAAAAATTTACAGTTGCTTGCAACTTTTCTACCTGAGTTTCTAATACAATATTAGTGTTAAACAACTCGAAAGATTTTTGTTGATACTTTGCAATCACTGCTTTCAAATCATCTTCGGTCATAAAAAAATACTATTATTAGTGTGAGTATTTATTGGTATTATTAGAACGATCCAGCATCTATGGTTATATTTTCTAAAATTCTTTCAATTCCATTATGTCTAATAGTTTGAGACACTCCAGCAGTATCGTTTATCCACAATTCTCCAATTTCTACCGGAGCATATGTTGCAACATCTAATATGGATTCGGCTTCAGTTACAGACTGTGCAATTGCAATTCTTGATACGCTATCATCCCAAAAAACTGCTGCTCTTCTAAGTTCTGTATCATACCAATTAAATAGAATACCTAGATCTTTGTTTATATCAATTGTTGGAGGATTACCATCTATAATTCCAAGTTCAATTATAGTATCTTCAACTGTTAGTGTCTCGGTATTAACTTGAGTTGTATCCCCATTAACAAATAAGTTTCCTGTAATGGTTAAATCTCTTGCCGCTGTAATATTACCAATATTATCAATACTTGCTGCTTGAGTTGAGTTTGAATTCTCTATTATTGTAGTTCTAATTGTTGGAGAACTTAAAGAAGTTCCAACAATAACGTTATTTGAAAGACCAATAGTTACAGTATTTTCAAGGCCAACCGTTTCAATTTGATTCGCAGTTCCTGCAAATGTTAAAATTTCACTATCAAAATCAATAGATAATAAACCACCACTATCTGCTTGAAAATTTAAATTTTGTTCAGACCATTCTAAATTATAAGTCCCACTATTAATACTGGAAATTCTTAAAGAATCTCCTGCTTGCCCATCAGTAGTATCTGGAAACACAAAAGTTCCAGAACCAGATAATGTATTTGGTGAAGCAAAGCTTAAACTTTTTACTCCATCTTTATCTACTAAATTAAATCTTAGTGATGTAGAACCATCTTCTCTTTCCCAATATCTACCGCTTCCATAAAATTGATTAGATGTATATGATAACTCATCAGTACCAATAAAGAGGTCGTATTTGTCTGTAGTAAAACCGGGTTCACCTGCTTTTAAATCAGGTACATCAAGAAATGCTCCCCTTTTAAACTGAATAGTAGGAAATCCCATCCTATCTTAAATTATTTTCCTACGTCTATTTATCAGAAAAATCCACCATCAATATTTATTTGATCTTCCGTTTGGTCTATAAAATCTGCTGGCAATCCAGGTTGAATAGGTTCTGTTGATGCTGCAGAAAGAACAACGTCTGGGTTCACTGATTGCCAAGTATCTGTGGTAGAATTATAAACCAAAACATAATTATTTTGTTCCCCATTGACTTCTTCAATTTCAACATCAAGAAGTTCGTCTAATCTTTGTGGCATGAATTCTACCTTATATGCAAAATTTGCTTTTAATTTTTGAGTTTCAGAAACTTTTACATTATAATTATTTCCCGAAGAAACAGTTACTTTATACGTCATGCTGAGAAACTCTCCTCTACAATCGCAGTTCCTTTAATAAATTTCTTCTTTTTTCCTTCCGTGAAAATTATAACATCAAAATAATTTCTACCTGCCTCTAAATTTGAAGTTTGTTGTTCAGTTAAAGATAATTCAATAGTTCCGGTTTCACCTACAATATTATATGTAAAATCTTCAAATATTGTAGAGGAAGAATGTTTCCTAATAGTCGCATATGATGTTGTTATTCCAAGCAAAGATGAAGCAGAATTGTCGGCATCAAAAAGATTAAAGGTTACTTCAAAATACGTTCCCTTCTCAATAACCAAATTGTTAACTTCTGCTACTGCCATTTTTGGTTTATATTTTTAACTATTTATTATCTTGCTTTTGTTGTTTTAGTAATTTTGCTAAATCTGCAGTAGATCCTACAAACAAAGCATTTGTAACATTAGTTGGACTTTTTGCTTCTTTTTCTTCTTCCACGTCTTTTAATTTTTTCTGCAAATCCATTAACTTATCAGTCGCATCAGCAACATTCTTAATCAACTGTCCAGCAACTTCATATGCTCTTGGCATCTCACTCTCTTGTGCCAATTCTAAAATACCATTGATTGCCTCTTGACCTTTTTCTATAATAGAATAAAGATTGCCTCTAGTATAATCATAGTCTTTTTTAACATCATTAACTGACGAATTAATCTTTTCTATTTTTTCAACAGAAGTTGGTTCAGATACTATTTCACTATCAACATTAAATGTTTCATTCAATTCATCAAAATTTTTCGTCATCTTCACGATATATCTCCATTAAATCCAAAATCGTCACCAGACTCAACTAAAGCATCATCTGCCGAATTAAT